TCCGAATGAAACTCGAGTTTATGTTGATGATGTTTATATCGGAGATACAGACTCTTCAGGAATTTTTCAATTTACTTCTTCGGAGGTTGGAACATACTGGGTTCGCTTCGAAAAGTATGGATATTTTGAACATAGCACAGAGGTAACAGTAAATGCTTCAATTTAATGGAACAAAAAATGCCGAATACGATGAAACTCGAAGGCTTGCATACCCAGAAATAGGAGAACAGCTCGATCTGTTATGGCACGCAATAGATTCTGGGACTTTAGACAAGAATTCAGATTTTTACACAAAATTAAAAGCTATAAAAGATAAGTATCCTAAACCAAGTTAAAAATAATTCTTGACTTTTTGGTCTTAACATTTTATACTTGACTCTATGAAGCTCGTAAAAATGGCCCCAGAAAATCTTGAAGTAGCCAATGCCTATTTAAGCACTGGCAATGCGCTCGTTGCCGCAAACTCTTTAGGGTGCTCTCCCGACCAAGTATACGAGATACTTGAAAAATCTGAAGTAAAAGAATATATTAACTCGGTCTACCTCGACCAAGGTTATCGTAACCGTTTCCGACTTGCTGAATTACTCGACGAAGTTATTGAAAATAAACTACAAGAAGCTCGTGATTCAGACCAGTACTCTAGCAAAGACCTCGTTGATATAATTGCACTCGCTCATAAAATGTCTGAAGACCATAGAAAAACTTCTACAGCCTCTACAAACATTAAACAACAGAATGTGCAGATTAACTCTCCCTTTGGTGAAGGAAACTATGGAAAACTGATGGAGAAGTTACTTGGACAATCCGACTAAAGAATTACAGGAATTAAAAGTAGAATTTGCCCAGCATGAAGCTGTTTGCGAAGAAAGATGGAAAACTATTTTTAATGAACTTCGTGAAGGGAAAGAAGAAAGTAAAGAGCGTTGGACAGAAGTAAAAACCTCTGTACAATCGCTTCATCGTCTCGTGTGGGCAGGAGGCGGAGCACTCATTCTCTTTTTAGCGGGAATGATTATGAAAGGTGAACTATGATCTATCAAAAAGGTAATATGTGGAAAGTGGCCGGTAGCTCTGAAAAATATGCTACCGAAGCTGAAGCAAAAGCTGCTGCCGGAATTAAAGAAACTGTAATAAAAGAATCGCCTCTCGATCAGTTAAGAGGATTAAAACAACCTTGTAATGAATGTGCATGTGACCCTTGTGAGTGTGATGAAGAATGGAAGTCAGCAGACGAGACATAGTTCTCGATAAAATAATACCAGGAGACTTTTTAAAGGTTCCTATTGAAAGTTATTTGGAGTTGCTTGGAATAGAAGCAATTCCTTCACAGAGAGCGTTAATAAATGCTATTAATAATCCTAAGTATCGGTTTGTTGTTGGGGCTCTTAGTCGGCGGCAAGGAAAAACATATATTGGTAACATTATTGCCCAATGTGTCGCCCTCGTTCCAGGATGCCATGTACTTATTGTCTCTCCTAATTACAACCTTAGCAATATTAGTTTTGATCTCCAAAGAAATCTTATAAAACATTTTGATTTAGAAGTTGCTCGGGATAATGCGAAGGATCGCGTAATTGAACTTACAAATGGGTCTACTATAAGACTTGGATCGGTCAATCAAATTGACTCTGTTGTAGGAAGAAGCTATGACTTTGTTCTCTTCGATGAGGCGGCATTGGCAGATGGAGAAACTGCCTTCAACGTTGCCATTCGACCAACGCTCGATAAACCGGGTAGTAAGGCTTTATTTATTAGCACTCCTCGTGGTAGGAATAACTGGTTTAGTCGTTTTTATAATCGCGGCTATACTGATGAATTTTCTGAATGGGTGAGTATAAAAGCTACTTGGCAAGATAATCCGAGAGCTTCAGAAAGCGATATTGCAGAAGCTCGACGTTCAATGAGCCAAGCTGAATTTGCCCAGGAATATGAAGCAGACTTTAACGTATTCGAAGGACAGATTTGGAACTTCAACTACGAAGAATGTGTACAAGATCTGTCCGAGATGGACTTTACAGGTGCGGATATCATCTCAGGTCTTGACGTAGGTTTTAAAGACCCGACAGCATTCTGCTGTATTGCTTATGATGGGCATAAGTATTACCTTATGGAGGAATACTACGCCGCAGAAAGAACGACTGAGGAACACGCAGGATATCTTGCGGAAATCATAGACCGGAGGGAAGTAGATTATTGCTTTATTGATGCGGCAGCAGCACAAACTCGATTTGACTTTGCCCAACAATATGATATTTCAACCATCAACGCCAAAAAATCTGTTGTTGATGGGATTGGACATGTAGCTTCTCTTATTGATAATGATCGGCTTATTGTTGATTCTTCGTGTGTAGAAGTTCTTCGATCTCTCGACCAATATCGCTGGGATCCGAATCCTAACTTAATACGTG